GTTGTTGAGCGTAGATTCTTGCGTGCGCTGAGAGTAGATGGAATAGATGAGATCTATCCTGGTCCAGACAAGGTACCGCCGGGAGTTAACCCCAAAGTTCAGATTGAACAGATCAAGCAGCAGGGCAAACAGATGCAATTCCAGCACGAGCAGGCTATGTTTGCTGCCCAACTGATGGAAGATCAGCGAGTTAATCAAGCTACAATCTTTAAACTTGAGGCTGAGGCAATTAAGCTGACAGAAGAGGCTAAGAACGAAGGTGCTTATGCACAGGCAGCATTGCTAAATGCCTCTATCAGCATGCTAAAGGCTCATGATGAAGCATTAAGGAAACGTATAGAGTTAATTTTAAAAAGTCTGGAGATAGGCAATGAGCGAGCAAGTATCGCAGGAGATATGGGACAGTTGGTGCCTCCACCCGGTAACACAGGCGCTGCGGAAGTTGCTGCAGCGACGGCAGGAGGAGCTTAAGGAGCAGTGGGCTGCCGGTCAATTCACCAACATGGAGCAGTTTGGGACAGCAATTCTAAATGCAAAAGCCATAGGGAAGTGTGAGGCATACGAGAGGCTCGAGCAACTAGAGTTTGAGACGCTGATAGAGGATTTAAGTGATGAGTAATGATAACTGGCAGCATAGAAGCAAAGAAATGAGCTGTGCGACCTGTATGGCTTTTGTTGAGAAGAAAGGCAATATAGGTAGATGCAGGCGGCACGCTCCGACTATGACGGGGTACCCTATTGTATATAAGAGCGATTGGTGCCTCGATCATAAGCTTGACGAGACTAAGGTGAAAGTATCATGAGCAATGAAAGTGGTCTGGAACCTCTCGGTCGTGCTGTATTGGTGACGACCTACGAGCCCGAACGTAAGTCTGGATTGATTCATATCCCAGAAACCGTCCAGGATCGTAGTCGGATGGCAGAGCAGCGAGCGGTTGTGATTGCAGTTGGCCCGGCTGCTTGGGAAGATGAGAAGGTTCCGCGAGCAAAGGTAGGAGATAAGGTACTAATTACCAACTTTGCTGGTATGATGACGAAGGGTACGAAGGATGGTAAATCATACAGGCTTATAAACGATCGTGATGTGTTTTGCAGAATTGTTGAGGAGAGTCAAGATGGCTGAGAACGAGGATAAAGATAGCGGTGATGAGGCAGCAGCGGCTATTGCTACCGAGGCTATTGGAATGGGCTGGTCGCCGAAGGAAAGCTGGCGAGGCGACCCAGAAAAGTGGATAGATGCCGAGACGTTTGTTGCTCGCGGGCGGGAAGTTCTGCCTATCTTAAGAGCGAGCAACAAACAGCTTCAGGCTAAGCTGGATACGCTATCTGGACAGCTTCATCAGGTAACAGATCAGTTGGCTGCCAGTAAAGATGCGATTGAGGCACTGAAGGAATTTAATTCAGCGGCTACTCTGCAAGAAGCAGAGAGGACTAAGAGTGATTTGGTTGCCAGTCTGAAGCAGGCTCGTACAGATGGGGATGTTGATACCGAGATAACCCTACGAGATCAGATTGACGAAGTAAATACCGTCATTAAGGCCTCGAAAGACGAGGAAGCGGAAAAGCCCAAACCCAAGTCTAACGGTGAGGATAAAGGGCCGAAAATTAGTCCTGAGACGAAGGCAACGTTCGAGGCTTGGCAAGCCAAGAATACCTGGTTCGGTACAGATGTCCGCCGGACTAGGCTGGCAAACGCTATCGCAGACGAGTTGCGGGCTGACCCAGCTAATGCTGCTATCCTCGGCGAAGCCTTTATGAATAAGGTAGCTGAGGAAGTTGAGAAGACGATAGGTGGAGATAGCAACTCGAGACCGGCAATCGACAAGGTTGAGGGTTCTCGAGGAGGCAGTGGCGGGCGGTCTGGCGGCGGGAAATCCTATGCTGACCTTCCGTCTGATGCAAAAGAAGCTTGCTCTTATTATGGCAAGCGTCTTGTAGGTGAAGGCCGAGCCTATAAGACTGAAGCAGAATGGCAGAAGGCGTATACTATTAAGTACTTTGCAGAGGGGCAGACACAATGAGCACAGAACCAACAAATCCGGCTAACGTAGTTAAGCCAACGAACGCGGCAGTTCGGAAGAGGATTCCGATGTCAATTCCGCAGCTGAAGCTAGAAGTCCCCGATATTGCAGGCTATCACCTGCATTGGTTCTTAGGCTCTCGTACTGCTCGTGCCCTGCAGGGCGGGTATGAGTTTGTAGACGAGAAGGAAGTCTCGCTCAATAACCGAAACGTAGCGACGGATGCTACACTATCTGGTAACTCTGACCTGGGAAGTCGGGTCAGCGTTATCGCAGGAACAGGTGCTAATGGCTTGCCAGAATCCCTGTATCTGATGAAGATCAAAGAGGAATTTTGGCAGGAAGACCAGAAAGCACTTGAGGCAAGAAACCAACAAATTGCAGATGCGATCTATAAGACCAAAGAAGGTCTTCCGACGGCAGAGGATAAATCTGCTGACCGCGGTACGAAATATACCAAGGGCGTGTCTGTACAACGTCGTTAAACCTATTAACTTAAGGAGCGTTGAAAATGGTAAATACAAGCAGGCCTGCTGGTCTATCGCCAGCTAGAGAGATTGATGGCGATGCGTGGAGTGGAGGGGTTAATATCTACTATGTCCCCTCTACAGACGGAACTGTAATCGCAGTTGGTGACCCGGTGAAATCGGCGGGAAGTGCAAGTGCCGACGGTATTCCGGATGTAACACTGGGAACCGCCGGTTCTGCTGTTCGAGGGGTTGTTATAGCAATCGGTGCGTATGCTGCAGGTAGCATTTATGCAGACCCAGACCAGCTCAGTCTTCGGGTTCTTCCAGCTACTAAGACGAAGAATTACGTCGTTGCTGTAGCGGACGACCCAGGTCTTCTCTTCGAAGTTGAAGAGGATAGCGTCGGCGGTGCACTGGCTGCTACCGACGTAGGCCTTAATGCAGATTTAGTTGCAGGAACCAACAACGGCTACGTTTCAGGTTGGCTGTTAGATAGTTCCACTAAAGCAACAACTGCGACGCTTAACTGCAAGATTATGCGTCTGGTACCCCGTTCTGACAACGCTATCGGTGCTTCAGCAAAATGGTGGGTCAAGTTGAACAACCATGAATTGAACAGCGGCACTGGCACAGCCGGCGTCTAATCAACCTATTCATCTTTAAGGAGAAATTTCGATGGCTGGTGGAATTATCACAACTGGTACGCACCCAAAAGCACTATGGCCCGGTGTCCATGCTTTTTGGGGGCAGGTATATAATGAGCACCCGACGGAATACACGGATTTGTTTGATACGCTGGATTCTGAGAAGGCCTACGAGGAAGAGACCCAGATCACTGGATTTGGTCTTGCCCCTGTCAAGCCCCAGGGAACGCCTATTTCCTACGATTCAGAAGTTCAGGGTCCAACCTCTCGCTACACGCATATTGCCTACGCACTCGGGTTCATCGTGACCTATGAGGAACTGCGTGACAATCTGTATAAGGCGATCTCGGAACGCCGGGCGAAGGCAAATGCTTTCTCTATCGCTCAGACTATCGAGAACCTCGGGGCGGCGGTTTACAACAACGCTTTCAGCTCCAGCTTTCCGGTTGCTGATGGTGTTGCCCTTTGTTCAACCGCCCACGTCAATACGACCGGTGGAACCTACTCCAACGCGCTGAGCCCAGCAGCTGATCTAGCCGAAGCTAGCCTGGAGGATCTGACAATCCAGATCATGGGTTTCCAAACCGATCGTGGCCTCCCGATCAGCATTATGCCTCAGTCCCTGCACATTCCCCGGCAGGAATGGTATAACGCTAATCGGATTCTGCAGTCAGTTCTGCAGAACAACACGGCGAATAACGCTATCAACGTGTTGAAGGCTACCAATGCGTTCCCGAAGGGCATCAAGATGAATCACTACTTCACGTCCTCGACAGCGTGGTTCATCAGGACGAATTGCCCCAATGGGATGCAGCTGTTCTGGAGGGACAGGCCGATGTTCGATATGGACAACGACTACGATACCAAAAACGCCAAAGCAGCTACATATATGCGGTTTTCTGTGGGCAGTACAGACCCCAGAGGAATCGCGGGTAGCAACGGTCCGTAGTTTGTAAACCTGTGAAAATGCGATCGGGTATCCGTTGGGTATCCCGATCACATTTAGCAGTTTGGATGGCTTCGGCCATAAGGCTATAAACGCATTGTCCCGATGCGACTCTCGGGACCCTTAGAGGAGTAACTTAAGATGCCTATGACTAACTATCCGTCGGGATTTGCTGATGGTATTTCCCTTCGTGGTATCCCGATTGCTCAGACTCACCCAGGACGGGCCTTTTGGGTAGGTAATGGAGCTACTATCCTACCCGGCAATGTTGGCGGTTCGGACGGGAATACTGGTACTTACCAGCGCCCGTTTGCTACCCTCGAATATGCCTTCAGCAAGTGTGCAGCCAACGTCGGTGATGTAATCTTTATCAAGCCAGGACACGCTGAAAGTATCACCTCTGCAACTGCTCTCAACTTCGATACGGCTGGAGTTGCTGTTATCGGTCTAGGGCAGGGATCTAACCGCCCAACTTTTACCTTCACCACAGCAAACACAGCTACTATTCCAGTCACTGCCAATAACATGGCGGTCAGCAATGTGAGATTTGTCGGCAACTTCCTCTCGATTGCTTCGGCCTTCACAGTTGCAGCGGCGGCTGATTTCACCATCGAGAACTGCTACTTTGGAGATACCAGTGCAATTCTGGGATTCCTGACTGCCGTTACCACGACAGTGACGGTCAATGCAGACAATCTGTATTATGCTTGCAACCGTCGTGTGTCGTTAGCTACAACTACTCCGGGTCCCGATGTAGTAATTGCAGGAACCATGACTGGTCTACGTGTGCTCGATAACCAGTCCTTCCATACGACTATCAGCAATAATGTAGCTGCGCTGGTCGAGCATGGTGCACTTGTTATGACAGCTGCTGAGATTCGTGGCAACAAGGTCTATAGCGTAAACACCGATACAGCAACCGGAGCGCTTCTGGTCAAGACATCAGCAACGACAGGTTCGGGTATCGTTGCTGATAACTACATGCGGGCACTTGATATTGCAGCGGCAATCGTAATTACAGCCAACGCTGTCCAGTATGGAGAATTCAACAATCTCTATACCGGCGACACCAACGCCTCCGGCTTCGTCCTCCCGGCAATCGCGACTGACGCGTAAGAGGTAATCTTCATGACCTCCCCAGCGTTCTCTAGTACTCCCTACAGCATCATTAAAGATGCTATGGAGGATGCTGGGATTTTGAATGAGGGCGACGAGCCGACTTCGGAACAGTACGCAAAGTATCTCCGTCGGTTCAGAGACCTTATTGTTTTCCTGCAAACGCAGGGGTTGAAACTTTGGCTGCAGAGCGATCAGGCAATAACACTGGTCGCTTCGCAGGCCTCTTATACTATGATGTCTGGTGGAGATGTTAGTATGACCAGACCGATGAGGGTGCTGCAGGGGTATTATCTGGATAGTAGCAATAATAAACGACCGTTAGTTGTACTATCTCGGGATGAATACACTCGGTTGTCTAAGACCACCGACACTGGAGCTATCAATTCATTTTTTGTGGATAAGCTGAAAGATAGGCTTACCGTCTCCTTCTGGCTAGTCCCAGATGCAACCGCCGCAACCGGAACGGCTCATGTAATCCTTCAGCGTCAGGTAGCTACCCCTATTAGCCTGACCGAGGACATGGACTTTCCTCCTGAATGGATAACTGGCCTCCATTGGATACTGGCCGACGAAATATCTACTGGTCAGCCCCAGGCAATTCAGGATAAATGCGCTGCGAAGGCTATGGCCTACCGAACGCTTCTTGAGGACTGGGATGTTGAAGATGCCAGCACGCTGTTCCAGCCAGATTCCCAAAGCAGGCAAGCCAGGAGCTTCCTCTAATGGCTCCTCAAGCTCAAACTGTAGCAATGCCTCCTCGGTTGCCGCTGGTTGCAGCGGCCGAGAATAGAGATAGCGATTCTACCAAAGATGCTAAGCTGGTGAATTGCTACATAGAGAAAATGGCAGGGGGACACTATGAAATCTATAAACGTGCTGGGTTATCTTCTCCGGTAAGAACCAAGACCGGTGCTGGAAGAGGCCAGTTCAACTGGAATGGAAACATCTATGAGATCTTTGCTGATACTGTTTATAAGAACGGTACGGCCCTAACCGGAACAGTTGATACTACAAACGGAGTCTATCGCTTTGCAGTAACCCGAGGGGCGACTCCGTATCTAATTATTGGTAATGGGGTTAAGGCCTATACCATTACAGCAGCCGATGTGCTAGCCGTTATCCCGGATGCTGATTTCCCAGCAGCCTTCGTCAAGGGTTGGGCTTTTCTAGACAGTACCCTCTACGTTATGGACTCCAGTGCTAACATTTGGGGGTCTGCCCTAAATAACCCGACCTCCTGGGACCCTCTCAATAAGATCGTTGCCCAGATAGAATCGGATAAGGGGGTTGCGTTAGCTAAGCAGCTTGCCTATGTTATTGCTTTCAAAGAAGCAAGCACTGAAGCCTTCTACGATGCTGGCAACGCTACCGGCTCGCCACTTGGGCCAGTACAGGGGGTTAAAATAGAATACGGTTGCGCCTCTGCCGAGACTGTACAGGATATCGACGGTACTTTAGTTTGGGTATCAATGCGTTCAGGCGGAGTGCAAGTTGTAAAGATGGATAGGCTGAAAGCGGAGGTTGTATCAACCAGGCCTATTGAAAGATTGATTGAGAAGTCTGTAAACTTCTCAACAGAGACAATCTTCTCCTGGCAGCTCAAAACGGAAGGGCACAGTTTCTATGTTATAACCTTTAAGACCGCAAACATTACTCTGGCCTTTGATCTTGTTGAAGATTTCTGGTCTCATTGGTCTGTAAGTGGGGACTACGTTCCGATTGTGAGTAGTACGTCTACGGCGATTCCTCAACATCTTGTGCAGGGAGAGTCAGACGGGAATGTCTTTTATGTCGGAAGGGAATATACCAATGATAACGGAGCTATCATTCGGGCAGACATCATTACCCCGAACTTCGACGGCGGTTCTAAACGGCGCAAAACTTTATCTATGCTTGAAGTTGTAGGGGATCAGGTTGTTGGTAGTGAAATTAAAGTTCGTTTCAATGATAATGATTACGATCCTTTAAAGTGGACTAATTTCAGAACCATCAACTTGGCTAACAAAAGCCCTCGATTGCCTAACTGTGGAACCTTCGTTCGCCGAGCTACCCATTTTCGTCACGAGTCGAATACTCGGATGCGGATAAGCGCGGTTGAATTGCAGATTGATATGGGGACTATATAGTGGCTAACATTCAAGCTCCTCCAACTTGGGCCGAGGTCGTTATCGTTGACAAGGAGAAAGGAACTGGAAGTTTCAATCCAGTTTGGCTTCAGTGGTTTCTTGACGTTTCACAGTTTATCAATAACTCTGGTGGGCTAAGTGGAGCGGCTCATAATAATTTGAGTGGCTTGCAGGGCGGGTCAGCAAATGAGTATTACCATCTAGCCTCAGCTCTCTATACCTTGCTGCTTTTAACGGCGGCTGGAACTTATACACCGGCCCTGACAAATTCATTAAACGTAGCTGCAAGTACAGCTTACCAATGCCAGTATATGCGGGTTGGTAATACAGTGACTGTTTCAGGTAAGGTTGATGTAGACCCAACAGCAGGGGGAGCGGTACAACTAGGAATATCTCTACCGATAGCCTCCAATCTCGGGGCTGTCGAGGATTGTGCAGGGGTTGCTGCTGCTCCTGGGATTGCTGGGCAGTCCGCTGCTATTGTAGGGAATATAGCGAACGATCGAGCTGAGATGCAATGGGTAGCAGTAGATGTAACGAATCAACCTATGTATTTTACCTTTAGTTATCAGGTGATCTAATATGAGTAACTTTATTAGCAGAGCCCTTAGTAGCGGTACTGAGTTAGTTAAAAATACCCTTGATGTAGGCGATTGGAGTGTTGGCGGCACTAATGTAGGAAGCACCATAAAAGATTTTAATAGGCCGATTAGCAAGTTTGTTACAGGCGATTGGAAAGACATAGGCCCCGCTACCACAGAAGCTTGGCAAAATCCTGCTATTCGAGGAGCAGGACTTGCAGCTGCAGCTTACTTTACAGGTGGTGGTGCTGCTGCTGCCGGTGCAGCAGGAGGGGCTGGCTATTACAGTGCTCGCGATAAAAACCCCTGG